GAGTGTTGTGAGGACGTCGCTCGCCAAGCCAGGTTAAAAATTCACCTGCCTTTTCAACGCTGTTTACCAGGTGAAGTTTAACGTCACCTAACCCTTCAGTTGTCATCTACGTCCTCTGTTATAGTTACCTCGATACCGCATTCCTTAAAATATCTAACCGTTGCGTCCGGTAAACGATGAGATGCACGTGTGCCTATTCTCATAACAACTCTTGAAACTCCAGAGTTAGAGACAAGTTTAGCACACTGATAACATGCCGCGTCGGTAATATAGATAGTACCACCTTCTACGCGTGAACGGTCAACGTATAAAAGTGCGTTAGCCTCCGCGTGAATTGAAGGACACGAGTCATACGTGTTATTTAGATCTGTTAAACCTTGCGCGCGTGCACACCAGTTAATACAATCGCCTTCAGCGGGAAATATAGCGGCAGGTCCGTTGTAACCGGTAGAACTGATGCGCTGGTCCTTTGACACAACTACCGCACCTATCTGTGCACGGCTACAACGAGATCTGCGGGACACGGAGTCGGCGACCTGCATCCATACCTCATCCCACGAAGGGCGACTACTTATCATTTATTTGTTATCCAACCAACAAGACAACTAGTCCGCTAAGTGCGGCAATTAAGCTAAGAATCATACGCATAAAAAACAAGTATTCATCAAACAATGTCATCGTCCTTTCCTGAAACTAATGAGTTAACAAGCAGCTGAGAAATAAGATACAGCGCTTCCTTACGGGTAAAACCGGAGCTACGTAACTCCATGTAGATCTCGTGAAGCTGAACGGTTGCGCCGTGCAGCGGACTTTCATACTGGTCTAGGTTATCCTTCACTTGTTAGCCTCGTTCTTTTTTATTGCCGTTATCATCGCGCTTGCGTACCACTGTTCAAACGGGTGCATTATGTACAGCAGTGATTCCTCCTCCTTGTTAATTGCCGCGGAGAGAGCTGCCATTGCACGATTTCTAACGTGTTCCCACGTCGTACCTGTAATCGCGGGAATATCCTCGTATGGTTCCTTAGTATGCGTTAAATTTTCCGCGGAGTCGTAGTGCTGCTCGTAGATATGAAGAGATCCTACGTGGTGAGTGTACGTTCCAGGCTCGATCTTAAGAACGGACGCCATCGCAAGTTGAACGCGTGTAAACTGGAAGAAGTCATATGCAGCTCCAAGCCATACGTCGTTCGAGCGCATGTAAACACTCATGTTAAGCTTGTTGTTGCGAATTCTAAACTGGTGCAAAATCGTGCAGGGATAGTCACGCTTGCTTGGTAATAAATCTAGTTTTGGATCCCAGATGGTAACGACGGCCTGTCGTGTATCAGGGTCTGCCTTAAGACGCTCGACGATGGGAGCGTACTGGTCCTCGGTGCGAAGACCGTATGCCCCGTGAAACAGACCGTTGTCCTCCGCAAAGTTAGCGAACGCAGGACCGACCTGCACAACAAGTTTAGGAGTAGATGCGCCTGCAAGAAGTTGACAAGCCTCAACCGCTCCGATACCTGGAACAGTTCCGCGGTTAACGTTAAGCGGCAGCGTGTTGCGTATGTCGTCGATACGTATAACTGCGTCCTCTATCTCGCGTGTTTTCATTCCGCGTGGGGCAGTTTCCTTACCGTACTTAAGAACATGTTGAACGAGGTCAACGTATCCGTTAACTCCGTCAGGTATATCTATTATCGCAGTATCCATTGATCTCCCTTGTCCTTTGTCTCGGCTAGGCGTGATATTGCCTGTCCGTACTCTTCCTTACGCGAGTTAAAAAATCTACGTACGTGCTGCGGGTGAGACACTACCACGTAGCGTTCCTCGGGAATTCCATATGCGCGAACTGACCTCTCCGCAAGACGACCTAGTACGACAATTGCCGGTCTTCCTAGGGTATACCAAAGTTCGTCAAATTCGTGGGAGTTGGTATCGTTTGCGTTAACGATTCCCATCTGTTTCCAGTCCGGATTCTGCAGCGCGGTAAGTAGGTACTCGCCGGAGTTACCGTCAACCGGCATAAACGGAAGAATTGTTTCCTCGCCGTGTTTCTTAGTTATGTTTCTTTTATCTCCGACAAGAAGTACCCTAGGCCTGCGTGGACCGATGTACTCGGGAAACTGTGTAAGAGCCTTCGCGTCGTTTTGCACCTGCTCTGCCTTTGCGATTATCTGTCCCGCGAGTATAGGAAGCTCGCTAAGGCTGTCCGCGTCGGGCGCTACGCGGGCGGAGAGTTCCGCGCAGGAAAGCGCCGCGTTCTCGTAGAGATCTAGTATCTGTCCAAGCTCGCTTGCAAGTACGTAGTCGTCACCGCGGGCGTTAAGACGACGCGTGATAACATCAAGAGGTTGATACAGCCAAAATTGAGCTACACCGCGTGATTGAAGGAAGAGCTCCGTCCAACGCCAACCCGCGACGCCGAGGAGACCGTATCCATCACCGGTACCAGACTCCGGACGCTTCAACGGCGCGTACGTAACCTCGCCCCAGTGCCAGCGATCCGCGACGGCAACACGCCTCGTCCAGTCGATGCTTTCAATACTAGTAACGTAGTCCTGCAGGACCCAACGACGGGTCATCTCCTCGGGACGGGACTTGTGAAAGAACTCGACGTCGTTGCGGGGATACTTCACCGCAAGTTGTTTTTTAATCTCGGTAACGAGAGACGTCTTACCTGAGGCGTCCGTTCCTTCAACTACTATAAACATGTCATTTTTGTCCTTTGTCTCTTAGTCTAAAATTATATCACTTAAAAGGTGACTATGGAATAAGCTCTATTCTATACACCTGCTCGATACCACGGTCGATATCCGATGCGTCCTCTAGTAGCCTCTCGGCGACCTTAGTAAGATAGCGAGCTCCACCTTGGTCATACTTGTATAGCGCGTCAAGTACGGGAGTTGCCTCCTCGGATACCTGTGCCCAGTAGCGGTGCTTCTCCGGGAAGATCATCTCCGCGCTTCTTGTAGGATAGCACTCCTCGCACGGCAGCGCGTCCTTGTCCAGCGTAGACGCGGACGCCTCGATAAGTCCGTATCTCTTTACAAGAGGACAGGCCGCACCGTGGAATATAAGTGATACACCTATACGTGAAAGAATGTACGAGCCGTTGTCCGTCTTGTAGAGCTTAAACTCGATCCAACGGGTTGACCCGCGTCTCCAGGAAGACGACTCGGCTAAAAGCTTACCGCTAAACTGCAGGGTACGCGAGCCGTCCTTAACCTCATGCACTAGTTCATTCCCTCTTTCGTCTTAGCGTCAGAGTTAACTATATCATTTACTTCCATTAATTGCGTTAAATCTGCACGCAAAGATGCAATTTGTCCTTCGTACTGCGCGACGATCTCGCCGATACGTTGTTGAAGGGCAATGATCATTAGTTCACTCTTTGTCTTTGGCGTCTCCATAGGGTTATATTACTCTGCCTCGACAAGAGCGTACTGAGCCTGCAGTGCGGTGATCTGTGCCTCTGTCATCTCTATCGTCTTATTAGAGGACGTGATGATACCTACCTCTGGAGCGTCGGTTGCATTTTGCTCAATTATATTAAGCTCGGCGTTATACTTAGTGATTCTTACACCTCTGATGCGAGACGCTATGAGATCGAGCTTGTCTTCCTTTGTGATGTCTGTGCTTGGCATTATTTTTCTTCCTTTTCTTTTGTTAGGTTTATTACTGGTTGATGCTGTCTCTGATTTGACCTAGGACTAATATCTGCTGCGTATACCTAGAATTTTGTGTATTCATAGATACCACGCTTTCTTCGTCAAATAATCCTATCGACTCGTTCTCAAGTAGTAACGTTTCATTATGAAATATATGTCGTTCTAGATCAAGTATTCTTTCGTTAATTATTTTTATTTTTTCTTCTGGAAGAAGCAATTCATACTCCATATTTTTGTCTTTCTCCTTTTAAGCGCATCATGGATACACCGTTGTCGTTGTAGTAGCGGATCCACGTTTTATTCTAGATGTTCTTAGTGTACCAGCGGTACCCGTGCCGCCAGCGCTAGAATATGGTATAACGTCGACATAGTAGTAGTTTGACGTAGTGCCGTTTCTTGAGCTAAAGTCTACAGCGAGTGTTCCGGTAGTTGCTTGAATGCTTCTGTTAGCAAGCTGCGTAAAAGGGCCAGCCTCAACTGCGGATCTGTACAACATTATACTTAGAGAGGCGGCGTTCGTGCTGGTAAAGGTAAATCTAATGTACGGCGCTGTCGTGTTTCCTAGCCCGAGCGCTGTTATTTGAGTAACGTTTGGAGTAGCCGCGGCGGTAGCTGATCCCGTTGTTGAGCCGGTTCCGTTAAAGGCGTCTGTTTTACTTGATGTAACTGTTACAGTTGAGCTTGCTCCTGCGGATAAACCGCTTACGGTAAACGGATAAGATGAGCCTGAGGCTGAACCAGGTGTAACAGTCGCGCTATTTGAAGCAGCAAAAGAGTAAGAGTAAGCAGCGTCACGGTTGCTAACTGATCCGGTAAACCCAGTTGCCGTCGAGGTGTTGGAGCCAAATGTTACCGCAGGGGTTCCTGTAATTGTTTTAGTCGTCATCGAGCTACTGCCGCCTGCGTTTGTCGCAACGGCGGTAATACTGTAATTTACTGTTCCTGTAAGTCCAGTTGGACTTATTGACGACCCCGAGATAGTTGTCGGGTACCCAGTGGCTGAAACACCAGTGGCTGAACGAAACACATCTACAGAGTACGAGGTCGCACCGGTCGAGGCAAACGTTGCAGTAAATCCAGTGGTACTTATAGAACTTAGCGTAATAGTTGGAGCAGGCGGAGCTGCAACTGTTGCAGTTGCGGTAGTTGAGCCGGTTCCGTTAAACGCGGTTGCTTTAGCTGCTGTAATCGTAACAGTTGAGCTTGCGCCTGCTGCAAGTCCGGATACTGTAAAATTGTAGGTTGAGCCACTTACCGAGCCAAACGTTACCGTCGCAGAGTTGGTTGCTGATGCGGTGTACGTGTACGTATTGTCATAGTTTGATATTGAACCTGTGAATCCGGTAGAGTTTGTTGTGTTTGTTCCAAACGTCACCGCAGGGGTTCCGGCAAGCGATTTAGAGAAGGTAGGACCCGTGCCACCGGAGTTTATACCAGCCACCGACATACTGTGCGAGAGAGTTCCAGTTAAACCTGTGAACGTTGCGGTAGTTGCGGATGTTCCGTTTCTAGGGTATGTAAAACCACCAGTATCAGTTAATGCCGCGCCTGAGACCGACCTAAACGCATCAACGTTATATGTTGTTGCTCCTGTTGCAGCCCACGTTGCGGTGAATCCTGTTGCAGTAATAGAGCTAAAGGTAATCGTAGGTGTTCCAGGAACGTTAGCCGTAGTAAAGGTAACACTCGCGTAGTTTGTCCCGGTAAAGAAGTAGTTGTTTGCTCTTACTAAGACTGTATACGATGTATTTGAGGTTAGACTTATAAGGTTGACGGATGTGCTCGCGCCCGTTGATGTCCAGTTAGCGCCGCTGTCTATAGAATAATCATACGTTTGGATTGCGGACATACCGCTGTTTGCGCTGCTGGGCGCTGTCCAAGATACGGTTGCCGTAGTTCCCGTGATGCTTGACGCAGAAATTCCTGTCGGCGCCTGTGCGGACGAGCCCTGGTTTGCTACTATCGTAAAGTAACCGGTGCCAAGAGTTCCAGAGGTAGGAGTAGACGAGGCAAGCCAGACAGTGTGTGTTGAAACACCAAACTCTGTGAACGAAGTTGCAAATGCGGCCGTTGCACCAAAGTAGACTCTGTACTCGTCTCCTGGGTTTCTTGCCGAGGTAATCGCGCTTAAACCGGTGCGTGACCCATCAAAGTAGTACGCGGTGTTGGAGTACGTATCCGCTGGAAACGCAACAAGCTTAATAAGTGCGTAGTTTAGACCGTTGGTAAAGTGAACCTCGTACTCGATCTCGAAGTCAGATCCTGCAACTCTTCTTCCACGGTAAAATACATAAAAATTAGAGTCATCAGCTGCCCAACGAATAGAGTTGGTTACTAGGTCCGCGGGTAAAATTCCAAGTACGCGGCCAACTGTAGAGGATATACTAGAGGTGTCTTGACCGCTGTCAAGTGATATGTAGCCGTTTGTTCCGATGTGTACGGTGTTGCCTAGGGAAAAGGTGTATGTGGTTGTCGCGCTTGCAAAAAATTGTCTCCACGCACCGTTGGCATACAGAAATCCTTTTTGAACTGTTCTCCACGCACCGTTGGCGTACACAAAGCCTTTTTGAAGTGTTCTCCACGCTGAGTTAGCTCTTATATACCCGGACATGTTTTAACTGTACGTTAGTACAATCTGCCCTTCTGTGCCACTAATTGAATTTATAGCGGTTAAATCTGGAAAAATAGAACTTTGTGCAAAACCAACTTCTCTTAAGCTAAAAGCAACAACGAGTGTAGACGTGTTAGTTGGACCTAACGTTGCTGTTTGTATTCCATCCGTGCTTGAAATATAGAAACCACCTGCTGCGTCGTTTAGAATTAAGCTAAATTGACCATCGGTTCCAATAGGGTACATTAACATTTTAGGATGAGTAGAACTTGCAAAATCAGCCGTTGCCGATCCTCCTGAGCTTATGATTACTCCAGGTGAATCGGTAGCTGATCGTATGTGACCTAGTGCGTCGCCTGCCGCGTTATAAAATGATAACGCGTCGTTGGTGGCGTCCATTTCTACTCTTCTTCCTGACGCGGATGTTCTAACTGTACTTCCAGTTAGTGTACCGGCAGTAATCATACTTGCATCTAGGAAAGAGACGGTAATTTCTCTCGCATCAATCGTTCCCGCTGTAATTTTATTAGCGGAGATATTTAGCAAAGCGCCGTCGCCGAGAGCAAAGCCTTTCCATCCGGCCGTATTTGCGATAGTTCCACCTGAGCTTGCAGTAGGAACGTTTGTTGCCGTCTTTGCGTACCTAACTGTTAACGCGGTAGGAGCTGCGGTAACTGTGTATGAGCCGTTGAATGTGGCGTCAACACCCGAGACGGTAATTGTTTCTCCAACTACAAAAGAGTGCGGCGCTGATACTGTTAGTGTTGCAACGTTTCCGCTAAGCACCTTATTGGTTACCGTAGCTGTAGCCGCTGGGCTATAGCGGTATATCTTGTTGTCGTCATCGGTATCAAACCATACGTCTCCTAAAACGTACGTTCCACCTGTCGGCTCGTAGTCCTGGCGATACACGGTATTTTTTCCACTGGCGCTTACTCGCGCGGTAACATCAACCGCTGTTGCAGTAACAAATTCCTCGGCAACTGGATCATACACGGATTGCGCTCCTGTACCAGGATCAAACCAGGTCGTGCCTTCCTTAAGATATTCTGTAGGCTCGGTGTCTGAAACAAACGTTACACCGAAGTCCGCCTCGTTAGGAGTTACCGCATCCGTTGCGATTGTTTTTGTTCTAACCGCACGGGACTGTATCTTTTGTGTTGTTACTACGTTTCTCTTAAGACGTGTGGCTCCAGGGCGTTTTTCAACGCGACGAACTCTACTCTCAACGTCAACAAGAACCTTACCGATACTCTTACGGCGACGACGTCTACTAGCCAATCTTGTCCACCTCCGGCTCCGTAACTAGAAGTAGTTCTGTCTCTTCAGGAAAACTTGGTGTATCTGGAACTGTAACCTTAAATCCCTCTATCTTGCGAACGATTACCGTGTCGCGAACCTCAAGATCACTTGCCAGTCGCATGCGAATAAACTCGTCCTCGATAACGATAGAACACCAGTCTCCTGGTACAAATTCTCCTATCTTAGGAGAGAGTGATCCGTTTACCTTAACCTTTATGTCTGATATAGGAGGGCGCATCTCTGCGAGGTAGCGCTGCGCGTGACTGTACAGAGCTGTTTCATCTCCCTCTTCGTTGCGTGTTTCCTCCTGGTCAAGGATAGGCCAGCCTGCCTCAAGAAGATCAGTTGCACTTGCTACCGCGTACGGTTGGCTTGCGTCCTCTCCAAGATCCGGGATGTTTCCTACGACAAAGAAGCGTGTTGCCGCGTCCTCGGCAGACTCCTCCATGTTGATGTCGATGATACTTCCAGGATACTCGAATACAAGTTGATCAGCGCCGTAGCGACTTGGAGGAGAAACCTCTCCTGCCGAAGGAGGATTTGGAAAGTCAATTGGAATGAGAACAAATGTGCGTGTAAACGTAGGGATGTCTCCAACGTACACGAGATCACAGTCAATGCGGTACTCGAAGCCGTCAACCGTGTCGGAGTACTGGTCAAGTTCCTCTCCTACGGAGCGAAGTTCATAACCACGGTAGTTTGTGTTAGGAACGTTTAGTCCGCTGTAGTCGTTTGTAGAGTAGTCAATTCCGATGTCGGAGTTACCTGGAAACGATCCGTATGTTCCAACTGCAACTATCGCGCTCTTTGTAACCGTTCCTGAGACTGTAGTTTCCGGCATGTCGGTATCCGCTAGGTCAACGGTAAAGGTAGTCGCGGTAGGAGCCGTGTAGATCATGTGCTGTGTGTTAAACACGTCGGTAAATCCGGAGATCACCGCTACTCCGCTTGCTACCGCCGCTGAAGGCACGTCCGCCGCTGTCTTGCCGTACGTAAACGTTGTAGTTGTTGGTACGTCGTCTATGTAGTACACGCCGTTAAACGTTGCATCAACGTTAGTAACAGTAACCATGTCTCCGATGTTTGCTCCGTGGGCGGATGAAGTAGTTAGTGTTGCAACGTTGCTAGTAAGTTTCTTATTGTTAACTGTAGCCGTAACTCCGTCTACGCCGGTCATTTCTACGATGTCTCCTGCGGTAAAACCGT